AACCACCAAGCCCGACGCCGCCAAAGCTTGCCGCTGTCAAACCGCCGCCCCCGCCGCCAAAGCCTTTAAAGATGTTCTCTAAAACACCACTGAGCGGACCAGTTACCGTTTTTTTGATAACCATCCTCTGAAGGTCTTGGGCGACCGAGATGGCCATCGACCGAAAACTGTCTTTGAACGAGAAGGTCTTGTCCGTGGCGCTGACGAGTGCGTCCTCTAGCTTTTTAAGACCGCTTACGGCCATACCCTCAAGCGAGCCCTTAGTGTCGTCAATTTCTTTTCGATACTTTGCCAGCGCTCCGTTTTTAGCTTTTACGTTTTCGGTTACGTTTTCCAGTTGCTGGCCTAGCATTTTATATGATTGAACCGTTTCAACTGTTGAGGTCGTGTTCGCGTCCAATGCAAGCCGAGCTTTTTCAATTTGGAGCATTAACGACTCAAAACTAATCTCCGGATATTTGGTGCTTCGAGCCAACATGTTGCGGAATTTAACAAGCGCATTAACAATTTTTTCCAGACCACCGATTGTAATAATCGTAAAATCTAGAAACCTACCGGCTGTTTTTCGCGCCCATTTTTCAAGCGCATTACCGCTATCGCCCAGGCTTTTAACAAAGTTATCCTTTAAAAAGGTGGCAAGCTTTTCAATTACGGGTGCAAAAGCGATTACCAGTCGATTGCGGACGGCAGTAAATATTGTCCCTAACCGAGCCAAGGCGTCGTTAGCTTCCTCGACCGCATTGACAGAGTCCTTGCCCATTAAAATGCCAAGCGACTTGGCCTCGGCAGTCATGGCTTTTATTCCGGCAGAGCCTTGCTCTAGGGCAGGCAGTATTTCAACAGCTCGTGAGCCGAAAAGCTTCATGGCAAGCGCGGTCTTGGCAACGCCCGGCTCTAGCACGTTAAGCTTGTCGGCAATCATGCCCATGAGGGCAATTTGATCACCGCCAGTGGCGTTGACGTCGTCGACGCTGATGTTTAGCGCATCGAAAGCGTCCTTTGCCTCGCCCGTGCCTTTAGTGACAAAGTCGAGAGCGCCTTTGTTAAGGTTGCGAGCTGCTCGGGCAAAGGTGTCAAGCGTCGTGCCACCCAAGTTGGCCATATGCTGGAGCGTGCCGAGCTGCTCGGTGGTCATGCCAAGGGTGCGACTTAGCTTGCCAATGTTGTCGATGCTTTTGAGCCCGGCTCTAGCCAGGGCAACAAAGCCGCCGACGCCGACCAAAGCGCCGATGCCGGTCTTTAGGTTAAAAACGGCTTTTCGCAGAACGCCAAGCGATCTCGTGACCTTTGAAAAGGCAGCTCTCGTGCGGTCTTTGGCCGAGATTATGACGCCGACTTTTTGATTAGCCATTTTTTGCCTTTTCGTTTTGGATTTTTATAAACGCGAGCCAGGTCAAAAATTCCTCGACCGGCATGTTAAGCACGTCTTTCAGCGGTAAATTAAGCCGATCCGCGAGCGCATAAATCGTGTATAGCTCGGGATCGCTGGCTAGTTTTTTTCCAGGGTATCCGCGTCGGTGTGGTCGATCATCTCTCCGGCAACGCGAGCAAGCACTGAATACTCAGCTTTGCGGAGCAGCGGCTGCTTGTCTTCGAGCGTGAACATCTTCTGGCCCTCGGCGTCCTCGGCCTTTGCAATGATAATGTCGACAAAGACACTCATGTCGTCCTTGTTGATGCCCGACCACCACTTTCGCATTTCGTACATCACGATGGGCTTGCAATAGATGACCGTCGGGTTGCCGTCGTCATCTTGCCACTCAGGGACCTCGACCTGCTTTCGACCGAGGCCCTCGGCGTGCGCTTTGACGCGCTCAATGACGCTCACGTTAGACTGTCGCCGCTGTTAGACCGCCTGTCCCGGTCACGCCATAGGTCGCTGTAACCAGACCCTCGGCGTCGGCAGCTCGGTCAATTGACGTAATGATTGCCGTGCCTTGGTAATAGGTGTCGCCGCTGTCGGCCCCTTCGGGGTAGACGTTGAGCGTAACGCTTGCGCCAATGGTCATGGCACCCTGGCCGGAGCTGTCTGTCTCGTCCCAGTTGGTTGAGACTTCGCCGGACCATGAGCCTTTTCCCGTGGTGTAGCTGCGAAAACTGTCAGCGATGGCCGTTTTCTCGATTAAATCGATGCTTTCGGTCAATGAATAAGCAATCAGCTCCGACACTGCATTGGAGCCAACTTTAATAGTTCCCTCGGAACCAGCGTGTACTGCCATGAATTAATCCTCCATCTTCAAGGCTTTGGGTTTAGACTTGGCGGGCGCTGCGGGCTTGGTTTTCTCGCCCAAAATGACCCACCCTTTGGCTTTCATCTCGTCCACTTTAAAGCTTTGGACCTCGATAACGTCGCTTTCCGATCCGTCGCTTAGGACCATCGAAACGGTATCTGCCATGCGTTTTTCCTCCAAAAATGGCGTTTTCCGAAAAATTCGAGGCGTTTTAAGCGCCACTGAGGGGCCATCTCGACCCTCTCGGCACCCTAAGTACCCCTAAAAATAACGCGAATCCTCACGTTGCTGTGGTCGCCGCGTTTTCAGCGGTGCGGTATTCAATGTCGAAAGTCATTGCCGCCATAGCGATGGGCCGGTCGCCGTCGTCGCTAAAATCAAAGGTCGAACTGGTAAGCTTGCAGTCTTTTGCGTAGCCGCCGCGTGTGACGTCCGTTGCCATTGCGGCCTCGACCTCGGCGCATATTGTGTCCAGCGTCGTGTCATAGTTGGAAGTCGCTCGGACAATAGCCTCGACCACCAGGCTAACGGTGCGGTCCAGATCGCGGGGCCGGTCAATGCGATTATGCTCGACGTCTTCGGACGCGGTATAGACAACCAGGCCAGGCAGTTTGCCCTCGCCTAAAGGATAGACCCTGGAGCGATAAACATTTGAGCCGGTGGTCGACAAGCCCGTACAAGCGGTTACGGCGTTGTCGCGTATGGATTGCCTGACGTGCGCCATTAGCTGACCTCCAGCATAAGCGTCGTCATGCCGGTGCCGTCATCAATTACGTCGCGGATGACATAAGTAACGCTACCGGTCACCAGTGCATCACCTTCGGCAGCGCTGCTAACGTCGCTAGTCCGGCAATGAAACTGAGGACTATCGCTAGTGATGCCAACGCGACCGCCAAGATCAACCAGCCCGTCACTAGCATCAAAAATGCCGCTAATCGTCGAACTGCTACCCCCATCGGGTGTAAACGTCGCGCTCTGGCCAAAATCGTCCGTTGATAGAAAAGCAGATCGCTCGGTAGCCGTCTCGACAGCCATTTTCTAACGAGTCGTAAGCTTGTCAGCCGGATCGTCTTCGCGAGACTTCGCGGCTTTTTTCTTTTCAGCGCCAACGACGGCTTTCCCCATTACGATCAGTTCGCGACCAACTTTGTCGTCAACCTCGACCGTTTTTCCCTCGTCATAATGCTCGCCCGCGATAGCTACGGGTCGTGTAATTTTTACTTTCATAAAAGCCTCCAAAAAATAGGGGCCGACCGCATGGCCGACCCCTTAGTTGATAGGAGCAGAAGGATTAAGTGGTCATGTCCAAAGACGCGGCGAAAGCCTGAGCGTGGCGCACCCCAACGTCTAAGTCCTGGTGAACAATTATGCGGGTATTGCCAGCGCTGCCGCCGGTATAAGGATCGACAAGCACGTCAGGTGCGGACCAGAACGCCATGATCAACTGCGAGAAATCACCGAAGACCATTGCGGAACAAGTGCCGCTTGTGCTGCCTTTGGTCAGATCGCTAGGCACATGGTTCGTTACCGCGAGAGGATACCCGTAAAGAGCATCCCAAGGTGCGTCGAGAATCATCACGCTGTCCGAGCTGCCGACTTTAGCGGTTTGAGCCAGTTTGGCTTTGACCTTGGAGTTGGTTAGGAAGGCGCACGAACCGTCGTTGATTTTCGCGTCATCGATTTCAACCTCTTTTACAAGGTTAACAACAGATGCCCATGTGGGCGCACCGCCGTTTGTGCCGATGGCCACTGATCCGATGCCGCTGGTTTGTGTGATACCGGTCGGCTCATTTGACCCACCGCCTTCAATAGCAACGTCTTCGATCTTCGCCGCTACCGCATTGAGGATGTCGTCGCGCACGATCTGCTCGGCAGATGGGTCGGATTGCATCATTAACTTGCGGGAGATGTCGGTAAAGACGCCTAGCGTTTTCGGTGCAAGGGCCAGCTCTGCGAATGTTTGGTTGGCTTCCGAAACAGCGGAGCCTTCCCCGACAAATCCGGCGGCTACGCCAGCGGAAAGCTTAGGAATGCTCACGTCGCCTTGCAGGCCGGTGAGGATACGAGTGCCAAGACCAGCAACCACAAGCCGTTTCTGCAAAGCAGAAATAAACTCGTTGCCGTAGTGATCAGTCGCAACCAGATGTCCACCGTCAGCGTCCGTGCCAGCGATGATATTACGCTGACCCCATGCCGAACCGTGAACGAAAAAGCCTTTGGCTTGACGGCCTTGCATGCGACCAATCTCGTCTGACACTTCCAGCTCGAATTGAGCATCGCGCCAGTCGTTGTTGGTTGCAGCCCGTAAAGCTTTCATTAGGCTATAGCGCTTCTCTTCCTGAGGGGTCAGCTCAGGCTCGGCCACTTCGATTGGCTGGGCGTTGGGCAGGGCCTCAATTACGATGCCTCTAAATTGCTCGACTGACTTACCGTCGCGGATCGCGTCGATGGCTTTGTCGCGCATGTTTTTGGCTTCGCCGAGAGCCATGATTTCTGCAACGCGGGAGCTTTCCGCGTCACGGGCTTGGCGCTCTAGTTTGGCCATATCGACCTGGGGTTGCGCCACTTGGGCCGGAACGGACTCCGTGGCGACTTCTGGTTTTACGTCGGACATAATGTCCTCCTTTTTTCGTATAACTAGGGTTTCAAATTGATCACCAGCATTGCGTCCCACACCGACCGTTGTGTCGGCTGGGATGCTAACCAGTGATATTTCCATTGGTGACCAGTCCGTAACTCGATAAACGTCCCCGTTTTTGTCGTCGTCGTCCTCGACCTCCATTTTGTTAATCCGGTAACCGACCGAGATGTTGGTGCGAATGCCGTCTTTAACGTCCTCGTACATCTCCTCGGCCCGAACACTTCTCCCAAAGCGCACGTCTGCCCGCGCCACGCGGTCATCGCCTAAAGATGCTTTTTCCACGACGCCGACCTGGTCGGTTGGGTCGTGATCCACGAGCAATGGCGCTCGGCCACTGCCCATAAATGCCATGTCGACGCTTGCCGCGCCGTGATCCAATATTTCAATGCCAAAACTGCGCTCGACCGGCTCCTCGCTTGAAAACGCCAGCTCGACCCGCCGCTCGTCGTCGACAGCTCTGATTTCAGCTTGGCGATAAACAACGCCGGTCTTAATCGTCTCCATTGTAGTCTCCTGTTACTTCCGGCATGGCGTCTTTGGCCTCGCCGAGCTGCAAGTTAAGTCCAAGGCCCTCGGCCAGCTCTTTTTCGATTGCCAAGCGGCTAAGGGTGTCCTCACCATCTCTGCCCTGCTCGGCCATCACGTCGGCCAGCGATTTGAAGCCGTTTTTGACGGCCTCCACGTTTGCGGCCACTTCTTTCTGTGGGTCGATCCATTGCCAGCCTCGCGGGTGAAACTCGACCGACTGCCACTTGTCGCGTTTACGCACCGGCAGCGGCACGGCCTGGCGGGCCAGCGCCTCTTCAAGCCAGGCTAAATAAATGGGTCGGCAAAAGTGATCGATAAGCCAGCGCTGGGAGCTGCGCCAATGGTCCCGCTCGTCGAGACTGCCTTGCCGGATGCTGGAGTAGTTTACACTTTCCAAATCATTGGAGAGGCTCGCATAAGAGACGTTCAGGCCCGACGCGATGCCTCGGAGCATAGCCTTTTCAAAATCTTTAAAGGCCGTGGTCGGGTGGCTTGGGTCAAACTCTTGAAAGCTCATGCCCGCCGGGAGCTGCTCGAACGTGCCGGGCTCCGCTTCCATAATCGGGGTGTAGTTGTCCTCCAGGTCCTCGCCAATATATCCCTCGCCGTCGGGGCTGGTAAAAAAGCCCATTTTTGCGGATGCCACCCGAGCGGCCACCAGCTCGCTTTCCTCGTAAGCGCCCAGCATGTGCAGCCGCGACATGGCCGTGACCGCCCACGGGATGCCACGCACCTGAGCGGGCCGGTTGACCACGTAACCGTGAATTATTTCCGACGCCGGTACGCGGATGCGCTCGTTCCCTGGCTGGAGATAACCACCATTCGGCGCTTTAACCAGCAAGTGATAGGCGGTCGGTTTTCTAAACCGATCCATTTCGACCGACATTTCGATCCGACCGTCGTTCCGTATTTCACGGTTAAATGTCTCGTCCAGATGGTCGGCCTCAATAAACTGAAGCGCAAAGCCGTAAGGGTTGTTGTACCCCCGCACCAGGCGCACCAGGCACTCCCCGTCCCGCGCACACGCCTCGACAAAAAGCTTTTGGGCGTCAACCCAAGTCATGCGCCCGTCGACCGTGCAAGCCTGGCCCCAGTTTCCGAACTCGCGCTCGATAATTTGGTTGGCGAGCGTGTCGGACGCGCCATTATCCTCGGTTGCGCGGGCTTGCAATTTAACGCCGTTAGGTCCGGCAATATTTGTTTTGCAAAGCTCAATAAAGCGCCGGGCGTAATCGTTGTTATTCCATAGATCGCGAGACCTTGCCCGCATTTTACCAAGAGTAAATTTTAATTCCTCGGTCGAGCTGTATGAGCTGGTCGTCCAGTCTGCAAAAAGGCGCGATCCGCTGGCTGCGTCAAATGCCCTGCGTGGAAGCTTAGAAAAGTGCCGCCGCTTGGGCTGCTCGGCTGGCTTACGCCGGAAAATGTCTAGCAGTGCCATCAGCCAAACCTCACTTTAACCAAAGCGCCGGAGCCATCACCATTGGCAGCTCGTTCCTTTTGCAGCTCGCGCCGGTATTCGGCCCGGTAGCGATCTCGCCAAGCCATCAGCTCGTCGATGCTTAGTTTTGTAAGCGAGCGGCCTGCGATTGAGTAGCTGGCAACGTCGCTTGCGGCCCGGCCTTCCAGCAAGCTCTCAATTTTCTCGACCATGATCTTGGCGTGGCTGCGCGGGTCGGTCGTTGCCGCATCCCGGTTGGCAATGACCTCCCAGGTGCCGCTGTCGATTGTAATCCGCTCGGAGTCACTGTTGCGCGTGATGTAAGCCTGCCAGTGGTAAACGCCGACCGTATAGTTAGCCGTGGTCGATTTGCTGACGCTGACGAGATAGTCGTCGCCGCTGGCAGAAGCCGTGATTTCAATTTCGGTCGACCCCGTGCCTTCAAGCCTAGCCGAATATTTTAGCGTGTAGGCCGAATTGGCATAGTCGACGCCAAGGTCGGTGCGCTTCCACTGCGTTAGGTCGCCAGCCCTTATTTTCGCTGGCTCGCGCTCCGCAATATTGGCGCTGTCAAATAAATTAGCCATTAAATTCCCCGTGCGCTCGAAACGTAGCCACCTGACCGACGTCGCGGTTTGCGTTGACGCATTACCGTCGCCTCGGTCTTTTTCGGCGCTTCACTGGTTGCCTGCTCGTCCTTGAGCTGCTCGGATCGCAATGCGAGCCTGGAGGCGACCTTGTTGATGTTCGTATTCAGCGCGGCAAATGCTGCAATGGCATAAGCGCGGACATCAAGCGCCTCGTTTCGCGCCCGTGTCTTAACCCACTCTGAGCGAGGGAAACCCTTCACGTATCGGGTAACCCGTTTTTCCGCTGTGAGCTGGCGAAAATACTCCTCGTCGTAAGTTTCATTAAAATGGCAAAAGCCTGGTCCGGCTTCGCGTATTTTCAATCGACCGAGAAGTAAATCTTTAACCGTGTTCGATCCGACCGGATAGAGCCGGACCTTGGCGATGTTGTTTTTCGTCGGACGGCCAAGCAAAGCTTTACCCTCGCCACCGACGCCCTTAATGGCCATGACACGACGGCCCTCGCGGGGTTTAACAAAATTATAGACGCTTTGGGTTAGGTGGCCGGTATCGATGGCCGCTGCCCTTACCGGCAGCTCGACGCCGCTCGGATGCGTGTGTGTCTCTTTCAAAATGCTGTCCAGGTCAGCCCACACATGCGGGCCAGACGGGTCGCCTTGCAAGACGTGATAACCAAGCCCCCAACTTTCCTCGTCACGGCCCCAGCCAACCAGCTCGACCTCGATGCGGTCGTCCTGAACGTCAACGCCAGCCGTAATGACGACCACGCCCTCCGGCACGGCCTCATAGTCCTCACGGCGCTCAAAAAGCCCCAGGCTGTCTACCTGGTCTCCAGCATCCTCCCAGGTCTCCCCCAGAAATGTGTTTACAAAGACCCTGAGCTGCTCGGGCAGTTTTTTCGCTTGCAGAAACTCTGCCGCTGCCTCGCCCAATGGAGTCCAGGGTGAATAAAGCCCGTTTATAAAAAAACCAGCGGTGCCGCTTTCCGGTGCTGTTGCTTGCCATTGCCCCTGGCGTATCGCCCGTAGCCGCATGGCGTCGTCCCAGGCAGACCCGCAATGCTCGCAGACGTAAACGGCGTCTTCCGGCCTATTCTCAGGCCATTGTACGTTGCCCCAGCGTAAAACCTGGCTCTCGTCGCAATCAGGACACTTTACAAAAAAGTATCGTTTATCGCTTGCCTCGAATGCGGTCTCGATCCGACTGGCACCTTTGACCGTCGGGGTGCTGGTCAAAATAAGCTTGCGATTAAAAAACGTCGCCGAGCGTTTTTTGGCTAACGCCACCGGATCGCCCTCGGTGCCTGCCGAATGCGGGTATCTGTCCACCTCGTCCGCTAGGACAATGCGGATAGGCCGGGATGCCAGGGATGCCGGGCTGTTACTGCCCGCCATTGTGACATGACCGCCAGGAAAAGACTTGTGGAGCGTCGTGTTTCCACTGTCGCGGCTGCGCGGGTCCTTAACCTTGCCTTGCAATGTCGGCGTGTCCCGTAACATTGGAGCCATCCGGTCTTTACTAAAAGCCTGAGCCATCGACAGCGTCGGCTGTAAAACCAAGATAGGCGACGGGTCGTGCGCGATGTAATAACCGAGGACGTTCAACAAAACCTCAGTCTTGCCAATTTGAGCGCCGGACATAACGACAATTTCGTCAACCGCGGGGTCGTTAACCGCGTCCATGATGCCGCGCTGATACGCCGCTCGGTTTGTGTTCCAAATGCCCGCCTCGGCAGACGCCTCGGGACTAAGCCGCCTCTCCTGGTCTGCCCATTGGCTTACCGTCAGCCTTGGAGGCGGTGCCATTCGCCGCATCACTCTCGTCGCGGCTTGGTTCATCTTCTGGCGGTTGCTTAATTTCAATAGAGCTTAACTCCATTAGAGCGTTCTCGACCGAATTGGTGAGCAGCTCTTTGATAATTTTCTGGTCGGTCTCGACAGCGATTTGAGCTGCCAGGGTCGTGGGCATTGCCAGCATCTTGGCGCGGACGTTCATTAGCACGTCAGTCCAGGCCTTTTCGGTCTCCGCAATATCGACGACCTCGCCCCGTTCCTTTTCCAGCTCCAGCTCGGCCAGTTCAGCCTCCGCTGTAACCTTCCGCCGGCGGGCCTCGTCTAACGAGATAACCGTCTCTTTGTTTTTCTTTGCCTCGCCATATAGCGAGCGGTCGCGAAGCCAATGGACGTAAGCCCGAACGGTTGGAATCAGCTCATAGCGGCCCCGGTCCTTGTTAGCTGGTATCACGCCGTCGGTGACGAGCTGCCTAATGCGTCGTTCCGTTAGGTCGAGGACCTCCGCAATGGTTTTAATCGGGTAGCTGACCGATCTTAGCGCCATGCGTTACGCATCCTCCAAGCGTCAGCAAAAATGCCCGGCCATTTCCTAAAGCTGTCGACCGTCGTCCATATTGCCTTGCCGCATGCGGTTACCATAAGGATCACCAGGTAAAGGCTAGGAAAAACGGCGTTAAATATGGCCCGAGCTGCCCGATCTAACTTAGTCGTTAGCCAGCGTATGCCA